GAAAAATTAAAATTAGTAGCATTGTTACCATCTCCCCCATTTGTAACAATGTAACTGACTCTTATCAAAGCTCCATTTGCTGGTTTTCTTCCCAAAACATTATCACCGAACATAATTTGATATCTTTCGTCATCAACTTCTTGAAATAAAAACAATCTTGACTCAGCATTTACATCAAAGATGTTTGTATATGCATTATATACTTGAGTTGACCCACTTTCTTCAACTTCAACACGAATTGAAGAGGTATCGATGTTTGCATTTGGTAAAATATACCTTTGATTGGTCTGTGAAGCATCTACTCTAAAGGTTTTTGTTAAATAACTGCCTTCATAAATTGAAATATTGCTAAAACTTGCTATTCCTCGACTATCTGGAGTCACAGTAATGTCATCAGGAATTGAAAATATATAATTTCCACCTTGAACTGACCCTAGAGCAACTAAACCCTTATTTAATTTGACACCATTTGCTCCATCTGGTGCATTTACCGTAAAATTTATTGTTGCAACAGCAGATTTTGTAGATCTTGGTACATATCCAATGTTTCTTGCTAAAGAAACGACATTTTCACGTAAAGTTGCACTATCAATGAAAGATTCATTGACAGCCATGTTTGTATTGTAAGAAGTAATGTAAGAATTATATGCTAAAGTATCAATTAATATTGAAAAGTTAGACCCTTCAAAGTCAAAATCAGAAAAATTTGAGTTTGATCTCAAGTAATCTTTAATTTGAGCTCTTAAAGTATTAAAATCTAGGTTAGTAAACTGTGAAAATGACATTATATCCTAGTCGGTTGAAGTAAAAATTCGATATTTTGTGTTGGAAAAGGTAATCCTGTAATTTCATATTCAATTCTTATCTGTAACTCGTGTGAATCAACTATAGAATCAATTAAAACGTTTGTTAGTCGTATTCTTGGTTCAAAGTTCTTAAGTAAAACAGTAATTTCTCTCTCTAAAAATGATGAAATGTCACTCAAATTCGTCTCAAACAACGAATCTTCAATTGATGTACCCAATAAGTCGTTAAAAAATCTCTCATTAATACGTGTTCTGCATAAATTGATCACTGATCTCTTTATTGCATCTTCATTTCTCAACACAGTCACGTCATTTGTAACAGGATGCCGAGTAAATGATAAACTTATGTCCTTAAATGCACGAGAAATTTGAACTGCCATTCATTTTGATATATTTTTTCCTAATATATCTATAAGGGTTTTTTAATATTACGTTTATTTATTCGCCTTCCTTCAAAAATTGAGGTTTTTCCTCCTCTTTTTCTTCAAAATAAGCATCAGCATCATACTCACTGATCAATTTTTTACCAGATTTGGCAAATTCTTCTGATTTATCCATTTTGATAACCATTTTTGTCTCCGTAATGATTTATTTATCCTAACTCTGGATTTTCTTTGCGTTCTTTAGCTGTTTTCCAGAAATAATTCTCTTCAGAACCTAATCCATCACGATCATGACCGTTCTCTACCTGATAATACACAGTTGAAACTTTAAAATCAGGATTCTTAGGTGTCTCAGGAGTAATACTGTTGTCATATATCCTCATTCTGTTGTTTGGATAGAGACAAAACTGTCCATTATCCAATTCTAAGAGATTATGACTCTTATGTTCAGCTGGTTGTTCACTTGTTGAGTAGTCAATTGCGTCTACATCTTGATGATAGTTATCTAAAGTACAAATATAAGTGCCTGTTTGCGTTCCATAGTCTCTTGTAAGCACTTCATAGTGCATTGAACCAATAAACTGCTTTTGTACCGCTATGACTCCATAGTCCATGCAATTCCAGAACTGGAGATTATGTAAGGTCATATCAGGTTTGGGTGTCTCAGGGTCGGTTGTGAAGGCAGAGATCGGCAATTTATCAAACATTGCAGCATACTCTGGTAGATAAGTCTCGAAATAGAATGCTCTACCAGGTATGCTCTTAGCAGCAATCCATACTCCTTTCACAAACTCACCATGACCACTCTTATGGTCGGTTAGATATTCTTTTCTTACCCATACCTCGTAGGAGGGTAAATTTGCAATTAAACAAGCCATTTAACTATGATGATAAACTTCTACGTAAGATTGACATTTTGGACAAGTAAAGGTTGAAAAGAAATCGTACTCCGACTCCTCTCCATCATTTACATCTTCCATACTATGATCGGCACCCCAGATCAACTCAGTGCCACAGTGCCAGCAGTTCATCTGCCTTGACCCCTGTATCTTTTCTTTGCCCCGTTACGACTCGTAGCAGAGTACTTACTATGCTTTCCTTTTCCTTGTCTTGTCTTCTTTGGACGGGTTTCAATTAATGAATCACCCATACTGAATCTCATTGCCATAATTAATGCTCCTTAAACTTTAACGACGATTTTTTGACTTTGACGACGATTTTTTCACCGCCACTTTGTAAATGGTTTTGACTCCATTGCGATCTTATCCTTTGCTTCGATCAACTTTGCTGTCTCGATCTCATCACTTTCATCAGCATTCTGATGATGTGTGACCTCCTTGAGAGTCTTAAGGTATTCGAGAACGTGCTCTCTTATCTCCATTAACTGATCATAACACCCCTGATTATGAGCACAACCACGTAACTTATGGTCGGGTGCTAAAACTGACTCTGTAAACAGGTCTAAAGCCCTCTGATACTTCTGAGAAGGTGTCTCAGATTGGTCGATTGAATTTTGATCGTGCATAGTGTCCTCCTAGATGACTCTTGTTTTTTCGTGCCCGACTCTGATAAGTGGATCGCACCAGATATCGAATCCTGCCTCGATTGCGTCTAGACAGAACGAAACGTCCTCTCCACACATATCCTGTACCTCACCAGACTCAAAGACTTGCATCTTTGGAGCAAACCAAGGATACTTCATCTTCTCGTGCTCAAAGACACCATTCTTAATGAGCACCCAACCGAATCCTGTGTAATCACAAGTGAACGGCTTCTTTCTCTTACTCATTGTTTCGATAGTCTCGTGGTTCATCACTCCACCGTTCTTACGGAAGTCACCTTCCTCTAACCAGTGAGCAATGGAAGTTGTTCTCCCGTCTTCTGTACAGTACCAACCAGCAACGATCTCTCTTTCCTTCTCTGGATCTACAATGATGTTCTTACCCACTACCTGAGTGATTGCCTTTCCTTCCTCATCTTTCTGCTCTGTACCATCAGCATTCAGCACTGGTTGAATGACATCCTCGTAGGTTCTTGCCTCTTTTGGTATTGCGTTGTGAATCAATCTGTAGAACTTCTCTGTATCAAACATAATATCGCTGTCAATCCATAACTGATAGTCATACTTTAGATTCCCGTCCCAAGGCTTCTGATCAGGCCCTCGTAGTACATTTGCACCAAGACACTTACATCTGGCAAAGTTTACCATACTACTGTAATCTTGCGATATCTGAATTGCTGCACCGTTCTGTACCAGATCAAAGCAGAGACCTACGAAACTCTTCAGAAACTGATAGGATACCCCTCTACCAGGTAGACAGAATACGATTGTCTTGCCTCTGATTAGTTGTCTACACTCTGCAATATTAAACTCGTCCGTTTTCTTCTTCTTCGGTACGTCTGCTTTTACTGTAAATCCTTTTGCCATAACATCGTAATAATTACATTTACATTATACCATTACAATTCAATTCATGCAACAGTTAAGGTATATATGGCACTCTTTTTTAGTCGAGGGTCGGTTCTTCCAACCTTGACAGCAGATCCTCTAAGTCATCTTTCAACGATCCATCGATAAGCAGTATGTTATCATTCTCTAACCGATACTGAAGAGTCTCCATTATAATGTCTTTCTCGTAATGGTCTACACTGATTTTCATTTTCCTATTGTGTAATTTATTTTTATATATCCTTTGCAAACCTTAGACGACCTCTGAAGCCGTGGGAAATTTTTTCTCTGAAAATGGTTTTGAACCCTTTTTTACTGGCCGAATATTTTTTTCTACACTAGAATTATGATTATGAATGTCATCAGAATGAGGAATCTGAGTACTTTGAATACTCCAAGATATTTGAGACCTGATACAATTGCGATTATCTTCAATATTGAGTTCACAGATTGTCACCTCTGTAGGTTAGGGTAGTTAGTCGTTTTTAAACCGCAAGGGGGGCACACAACAACACATAAGGATACAAAACAACTGCCAATAAGACATCACGAACTGCCACGAATACCCCACGAACAGCTGCTATAAGACACTGCACCCTTATGAGAGTCTAAACAGATTGACCACTGGCTGTGAGATGTGTCAAAACATAATGAAGTGTTCACATAATGCTGTGGTGTTCTCATCAGCTGGTGATACTGTTCACCTTATAATGCACTGGTGTGAGCTGTACCTTATAAGACTGCTGTATCTGTTTATACTCTGTTTAGACTGTGTTACTACCTCATAGTCACTAACCCATAACGAATTACCCTTATTATACACGAATCTCATAATACTGTCAATATGTGTCGTTTTCCTTATACTTGCACTGTGGGGGTTGACTTCTGCGGACTTATGTGTTATAATGAACGCCAAGATCACTATAAGTACACACATTTAACTCACTCATTCTATAAGGATTCTACACTCATTCTACACGAACTCTATACACATTCCATATACATTTATTTAGCCATTTTTAATGGGCTTATAATTAGACGAACGAAACACTCAAATAAGGTTGATCTGTCTCTAAGTCCTCTTCGTATTCATCAAATTCTGTGACGAAAAACAACCCACTAATAGGACTCACGAATTTTTCCTTATCCCTTATCATAACTAGGGTTTCAAGTTCTAGCTGTTCTTGGGTTAGTTCCTTTAATTGCTTCAGTAATTCCTTATACTTCATAGGGTTGAGCCCTTAACTGATTGTACTTGCATTTGAGTAAATTTCTGTGCATCTATTTTTGTGTAAAAAGTGCTGATAATTTCCCTTAATTTGCCTTGTAATTGGTATTCTTTTTCTAAAATTTCGGGGTCATTATCTATATAATCTCTGCTTAATGCTTCGATTATTGTATTAATTTCCTCTTCACTTAGATTGCACTCTAGTAAGATTCCCTTAGTATGTTCCATAATTTACCACTCCTCTGTTGGACGTTTTGCTTGGGCCTTTTCAACTTTCTCATAATACTTGTCGATTGTTCCCTCTAACTCTTCAAAGATATTATCAAATTCTACAATGTTATTCCCATCACATTTATTTTTAAGATAATGCTCTAAACAAAAGAGAATAGTAGAAATTTCGCCCTCTGTTAGTGTGACTTTATGCTGTGTGTTTAATGCCATTATGCGATAATCTCCAATTCTTTATAATTGTGACATACAACCCGATTGCCATTATCGTCAATTAGGATTGTTCGGTTTGATTTGGGTGTATAGTTTTTTGCGTCAGTTTCTCCTTTAACATAGTTAATAAGAACCTGATACTGATTGTTTCGGTATCGGACGTTATCCCCAACACCGATTACAGTTGGATTGATGTATCTTTGAATGAACATTTTTTTGTGTAAATTTCCGTAGCACATTTTAGTTATGTGGATTGTAATAATAAAGTATATAAAGTATAATGAATATAATCACTATAAAAAGTAAACCAGCCATTTTAGTCTCCGATTAATTTCAAATTAAGAAGTGATAGCCATTTATAGTCATCATCTTCCCCAATTTTGCCATCACACAAATATTCTTGCTTGATGGCATTTGCGTCTCTATGGCTTTCGATTTGCAAGTTTAACATTTTACCATCTAGTAAAGTTTTAAATCTATTGGTAAAATATGATTCTAATTTTTGGATTTGCTCTATCGTCATTTTAGTAACCTCTAACTCCATTGTCTCCATAAACATCTTCCAT